GCGACGAGGAATTAGATGGATAGGGTGGATGAGATCGTGGTAGAATTATTAGCCAAAGAAAGAACTATGGAAGAGATCTACAAGGAATTCCGTATTTCTCGCTATACACTGAATGCTATTAATACTGGTAAGAAATTTCCAATGGAAGGGTTCCAATATCCCATCAGGAAACCAAATGCCCACCCTATTGACCCTGATTCAAAGTCCCAGAAGCGAAAGAGCAGAGTAATAGAGGAAAATGGGGAACCGGCGCAAACATACACCTTACACCGCCCTAATTGAGGAGAGCAATGAAAACTTTGATTGTATTATTAGTGGTTGCTGTGCTAACGGGATGTTCTTATTCCACAAGATTCCATGTTGGTAACTATGGGGTGTCTCACACAGCATCTGTAACCACCCACGAATTCGAATAAGTTTACTGTGGACAAGAACTGGAAACGGTTTGAGCGCAGGGTAGCCCAGAAGACAGGTGGTTGGCGTGTGCCTGTGGCGGATAGGGAATCCCCCTTGGATGTGGGCCATCCGTATTTAGGCATCGAGTGCAAGTACAGGCAAAAATTCCCTGCTATAATACGTGATGGTTACGCACAGGCAGTGGCAGGTTCAGACGGTTTGATCCCCCTGCTTGCGTTGGGGGAATATAGGAATTCCCTAATATTAGGAGTTGTTAATATAGACGACTTGGTTAAACTACTTTCACATTTATGCGAGGTGAACAATGAATCACATATGGGAATTGCAGAACAGACTGATTGACGAGTTCTTCTCCCCGGTAAAGCATTCCCAAATGGTGTTACCGGACAGGTCTGCCACTAAGGAAAACCCGGCGAAGATTACGCGCCGGGAAGTGGTGACCAAAGAGTACAATGCATGGTATGATCCTGATGGTTCGTACCATGAGGTACTGATAGAAGATAACGGGGATTTACCCACCCGCCCCGAAATCACTGACTAACTCCCTGTGGTGGGAACGATTGTGTGGCCCCGTGCAATCGACTTGACCAACAATCAACGGGGCATCACTACAGGAGACACATTATGTACCGCAAGAAGAATGCTGCCGAGAAGGCGAAGGATGTAGCGAATGTCGCTGCTACCACAGCAGAGGAGCATAAGGCCGTGGCGGCACTTATGTCAGAAGCCGCAGATTATGGCCCCGCAGGATTTTCCAGACTGGGTGGCTCATATTTTGTTAAACTAGAAGATACTCATAACGCCGCTTGCATGGCAAACCGACGGGTAGAAGAAACCCATGTTGGTGATGGCGAAGGTATGAAGGGTAAGTGGGAACACACTACCTACAGCGGTGTCTACGAAAAGTAATGAACGACTATCAGTCATTCATTCATAAGTCGCGTTATGCGCGGTATCTCGATGATGTGAAGCGTCGGGAGTCTTGGGAAGAAACCGTTTCTCGGTATATTAATTTCTTTACCGCAAAATGCGATCTCCCCAAAAACATTTCCGACGAGTTGTACAAAGCCATCTACAACATGGAAGTGGTTCCATCCATGAGGGCTTTGATGACGGCTGATCCAATCCCCGGTAGCGGGGCATTATCACGGGATAACATGGCGGGTTACAACTGTGCTTATCTCGCGGTAGACCATCCAAGGGCTTTTGACGAGTCCTTGTATGTGTTGCTCTGTGGAACCGGGGTTGGGTTTTCTGTCGAAAGGCAGTACATCGCTAAACTCCCTGAAGTGGCAGACACCATCTATGAAACTGACACCACTATAGTAGTGCGTGACAGCAAGATTGGATGGGCGTCTGCCCTGCGGGAGTTGGTCAGCCTTCTATACCAAGGGCTTATCCCAAAGGTGGATTACAGCCGTGTGCGACCTGCGGGTGCTAGGTTAAAAGTATTCGGAGGAAGGGCTTCCGGCCCTGAACCGCTCAAAAGATTATTCGATCACTATATTAGAATATTCTCAAATGCTGTTGGGCGCAAACTAACAAGCATAGAGTGCCATGATCTCATGTGTTTCAATGGAGAGGCTGTGGTAGTAGGTGGTGTTCGCCGCGCTGCTGAGTTGAGTCTGAGCAACCTCACTGACGAGAGGATGCAGAGGGCGAAGATGGGGCAGTGGTGGATAGAGGATGGTCAGAGGGCAATGGCTAACAACTCTGTCTGTTATACAGAGAAGCCTGACATTGGAATTTTCATGCGGGAATGGATGTCTCTTTACGAATCAAAGAGCGGAGAGCGTGGGATTTTTAATCGTAAGGCCGCTCAAGACATGGCTCCAGAAAGAAGGGATAGCACCTATGAATTCGGCGTGAATCCCTGCGCAGAAATTTGCCTCCGATCCAATGAAACTTGTAACCTTTCAGAAATAATTCTAAGACCGACAGATACTATAGATGATGTTTCTCGCAAAGTCGCCCTTGCCGCTATTCTTGGAACATTGCAATCCACATTAACTGATTTTAGATACGTCAGGCCAATATGGAAGAAGAACGCAGATGAAGAAAGGTTGCTAGGAATCAGTTTTACAGGGGTATACGATTGCCCTGTGGTTCTAAACGCTTCTCCAGACCAACTTACGGCTTGGAAGGGATGGGCTATTACCAATAACATCCAGTGGGCTAAGAAATTAGGCATCCCACAGTCAGCGGCAGTTACTTGCATTAAACCATCCGGCACTGTATCCCAATTAACTGGTGTTTATGGTTCGGGGTTGCACCCCTCCTATTCTAGGTGGTTCATTCGCAGAGTTAGGCAGGACAAGAAAGACCCACTTAATACGGCCTTGATCGCCGCCAACATCCCTTACGTGGTTGATCCCTACAATCCCGAAGCCTTTGTCTTCTCCTTTCCCATGGCAGTTCCCGCCAAATCCGTAACAAGGGATAAGGTGGATGCTATCTCCCATCTGGAGACATGGAAAAAATTCGCCATTCACTGGTGTGAACACAAGCCCAGTATAACCGTGTATGTTGCGGAGGACGAGTGGTTAAAGGTGGGGTCGTGGTGTTATGATAATTTCGATATACTCAGCGGGGTCAGTTTTCTGCCCAAGGCGGATGATTCCCACATTTACCAAGAGGCTCCATACGAGGAAATTACCCGCAAAGAGTACACCAAGATGGTTTCAAAATGTAACGAGATTGATTGGTCTGTGATACAAGAAGTTGGAGACAATACCACAAGCAGTCAGGAACTTGCCTGTACCGCTGACGCCTGTGAAGTCTGATAAGCGTTGGAAATTTTCCAAAGAACTACGGGGGCCGGATGTGATACCTAAAGATAAACGATGGGAAAATGAAGACTACTTGAAGTTTGTGAGTGAATTACCCTGCTCTCATTGCCATGTCAAGGATGGCACTGTAGTAGCGCACCACTTAAAACACATATATTCACCACTTTCTGGTGGAACAAGTATAAAGGCTTCCGACATATTCACTATGCCGCTGTGCTTCGAGTGCCATGACAGACTACACAAGGGAGATAGGGATGTTATTGATTGGCAGGGGTTGTTCATCCTACAGACTCTAGACAAGGCCACACAATCTGGTATAATTAACATCACGTATAAGCCTTATGAATACAATATACTCTGAGAAAGAAGAGATGCCTAGCGAATACTGGGAAAAACTTTACGGCAAAACAACCTATGAGGGGGTTACGCCAAAGAAGGGCGGGAGCAGAGCCGGGCAAAGATTAGATAAATACAAGTCTCATTGTTGGTCAAAAAGGGTAAAGGACGGCTCGCCACACTGGCATATCATTTTAACCAAGGAAGGTGAGACTTTTGCGTTTTGGGCTACGGGCTGGAGACAACTTGTGTATAAATCAGATACTTTTGATTTTGAATTTAATATCAGTGAGGCTAAACACACTTGGGCAATTATAGATCTTTCCACATTAATAGTGCGCGATAAAAATGGGAATGAAATAGATCGCGGTGGGGGTGACATTGGATTCAAAGAGATAGGGTGGTCTAGGAAATATGCATAATATGGAACTTCAAGGACTAGACCGATCAGCAGACTTTGATTTGTATTGGGGTCTACTACACAAACTTAACCTAAAGGAGTTTAACAGAGAGGGCGGGGAAGACTCAGAAGGTCAACTTAATGATTGGCGCGTTGTTCCAGATATTAGCCGGGAAGGTAAAAAGTTAGGGTGGGCAGTGATACAAACTTATTGCGGAGACAAGGTTGAACAAGTTGTGTGTTACACTAAAACCAAGAAGGATTGCATGACTTGGCTTAGAGCGAATTCCAAGCCGGTGCATTATACGGAACTTAGGTGGTGGGATGACCTTATATTTGATGACAGGGGTTGTTACCTAAGTGATGGGGTTTGGATAAAATGACCGACGAGCAATCAGTAGAGAGAGCCTTAGAGTGGATGATGGAGAACACTTCAAAACTGGCGCAATCAATCGCCGACAGGAAATACCTTGAGGATTTCAAGAAGGTTCAATATTCCATTCTTTTTTCCAAATCCCCCGAAAAAACAATGGCTTCTAAGGAAGCGTGGTCTTACGCACATCCCGATTACAAGAAGGTGTTAGAGGGCTTGAGGGTCGCCGTTCAGCAAGAGTCTGAGTTACGGCACTTATTCACCACAGCAGAGGCAAAGATAGAGGTATGGAGAACACTACAAGCAAACCACAGGGCAGGTGTAGTATAATGTCTGCAAGTGATGTATACTTACAGCATGAGGAATGGCTTACGGATTATGACAATAATGCGGAAGCATGGAATCATCAAGAGCAGTTAAACCAACGGCAACGAGAGGGAAACAAGATGGCTCAATTTGAACCAAAAGACAACACGATCACTCTTTGGGTGAATGATAAGAGGGATTCGGAGAAGTCTCCAAACATGACCGGCAAAGGTCTTGTCAATGGTAAAGAGGTCAGGGCAGCGGCTTGGAAAAACACTTCGCAGAAGGGGAGCAATTACTTGAGCATCAAGTTGTCTGATCCCCAAGACAACGCGAAGCGTTTCACTCCCGCCCCAAAGGATTTTGACTTCTAATGATCCT